AAATGTCAGCTTCATTTAATAAAATACTTTGTACTTGCTTCCCATCTTTATATACTATTATGTTTGCATCTCCGTAATGATGGTTTTGAAATTCCTTTCTTCTGTTATTTTCTTCCATTGAGTTTACTCTTTCAAGTATCTGCTCTTTTGTTTCTTCTCTAATTGTTTTTATTAAGTATTCAGAAAGAAACGGATATTTATTTTCTTGTTTTTCCATTGTGATTAATTTTTATATTGTTATTAATTGTTTTATTCTTTGTTCAATTGGTGCAGTGACTACAAAACCGCTTTTGTCCTTTTTGGCGTCACCTTTGGCCCGTAAACCTAAAACAACGTTTTTGTTGTATAGCATTACAAGGTCAGACGTGTCCCCGTCAACAACCTTAAAACCTCTCCAGTAATTAGGTAAAGCCCCGTTAAAAACAATTGAAACATTTCCACCATCATTAAGGGCCGCAATCGCTGCGCTTTCGTTATCCTCAGCCCGTGAAAAAGTTAAATAGTAATTAAAGTGATTTTTATATTTTTTGACCTTACCTAGTATTTTTGTGTAGTCATAAAAAACCGCTGTAGGGCTTAAGGCTACAATATCTAAAGAAGCATATTTTTTTAATAGATAGATAAAATCTATGTCACTGGTGCCGTTTAAACGAAAAGCAATTTTTTCATTATTCTTTTTAGCTTTGGCCGTTTCCCTTATAATTTCCTTTGCTAGTTGTTTAATGAATAATTCTTTGTTGTAAATAAAGTAATTAGTTTTATTAATACGTGAACTTTGCACGTTTGAGAATTTACCGCGCCCCGCAGTATATAAGCAAGCAGCTGCGCAACCTTTAGAGGCCATCGGACAAATATTAATATTTTTATCATTTTGTTTGTGCGGTGCTAAATATAGTATAAAAGTTTTTAGGCTATTCTTTGCGGTTTTGGCGTTTGTGTTACCTTTACTTAAAAGGTTTTTTGGTATAGTGTACTTTTTCATTTTAATATAATTTTATTCAATTGTTTTATCTTATCAATACTTTCGTTGATTGCTATTTCGTTAAAATTATAAGTTTGTTTATTAATTTTAACCTCAACAATGTTTTCAATTGGAATTGCTCTTCTGGATTTATTTATATCTTTGGTTTTATTATAAATTTTTATATCAGTTATAGGGAGCAAATTTTTAGCTTCAAAACTATAATTTGAACCTTTACCCGTTAAACCAATCTTTATTCCAGTTCTGCCAGTCAAAACTCTTATTTCATTGTTTGACCGTTTAATAAATTTAATTGTGCAAAATTTGCCTTTCTTTATTTCGTTTATTATTTGTTTAGTTGTTTTCATAATTAAAGTATAAAAGTTAAAATAGTACGTGTAAAAAAGTAAAAAGCAATTAAGCTAATTAAGGTAATTTGTATTTTTTTCATATTGTTAGTTTTTATTTCTTAAATTATTTAAAAACCTGTCCGCTGCTGCTGCTTGTCTATATTCCTTAATTACGGGTTGATTTTGGCAATGGGTGCAGTCAATAACTTCATATTTTTGAGTATCGATGTTAAACTCAATATAATATTGTTTTTTTGTAATAACGTTTAATTTTTTATTTTTTTCCATTGTGTTAGTTTTAATATTCATTACAAATATATAAAATAATTAACAAAACCCGTTAATAAATATAAAAATATTTTTGTCTATATAATTAAGGTACGCGCGCGGATACATAAAACTTTTTTCTTATGCAAGTGTAAACAAACTTTTTTTCTCTGTTTTATATAAGTTTTTTTGTATAAACATCAAAACACAATGAGACGCATTTTAAGAGCTTCTAAGAGACTTTCAACAACTTTAGGTGGGTGGGTACCTGAAAAGGGCTCGGAGGGCTTAGAGGTGATTTTGCAAAATGCAACCAAACCCACTGCGTTTAAGAACCTACTGCGTTTAAGAAGATGGGTTAACCTACTGCGTTCAAGAGGATTATTTTCTAAATTATAACCTACTGCGTTTAAGAGAATGGAAAACGGAAATAACCCACTGCGTTTAAGAATTACCTAATAACATAACTCCCTTTGTTTGCATTAGCAAGGAAGTATTGGGCTGCATAACGTAAGCTGTCCATATGGTGATTCCAGTTATCTATTGGTCTTTCATTCCTACTATGCCATACATAGTTATTGAGTTCCTTTATAAGTTCTAGGGAATCAGGGTCAACAACTAAATCATAATCCTGAATCAAAGCAATACCACTCAGGATACTACCTTGTTTCTTTACAGCAGGTTTTACATTACAATATAATTTAAGCTCTTGAAGTAACCTACCTTCTGAACTATCACAAATGATTATATCTTCTTTGGCATATCTTCTATTAAGTTCACCTATTTCTTTTGTAACTAACCCAACTTTGCAATACATTGTCTTTAGCCACATAATCTTCCTATCCTTATCTATAGCTACTTTTAAGAGCACTGTAGGGTCTACAGAGAACCCAAAGTCTTGACCATACACATAAGGTGCATATTCATTGAATGGACCAATACTCCATCTTGTAAAAACAACACCTTCTGCCTTATCTAACCAACCACCAAGTATCTGGTGATTATATTTATCTGGTCTATTGTTACGGATATACTCTATCTGTTTAATAAAAGAATCAGACAAGTGGTCTTCATTATCTTTATATGTAGTATGAATGTAAGTTACATTATCCTTAGAACCGCTCCAACCTCCATTAACAGCCTTAGTAGCAAAGAATCTTTGATATATCCAATGCTCTTTAGTTGTAGGGTTTAGTATGAGTATAACCCTGTTCTGATTACTTTTCGACCTTACAGACTGGTCTATCTTGTCAAATGTATCTTCATCAACTAACTCTTCTGCTTCATCTAATACAAATGTTGTAATACCTTGTAGGGACTTCAGAGCTGCCGTTTGATTACCTGCTGATGTCTTGATACCTTTAAAGATAATAGAGCTCCCTGTGTACGTATTTAGTATCTCATCTTTAGTTATCCTAAAGTATTCAGAGATACCATACAATTCTATCTTTTCTATAAACTCTGGTATAATAGATGTTGAAGCTGAAGACATAGTGTAACGAGTGAACAGTACTTTATGACCTTGTTCTAGTGTTAAGAGTGCTAAGAATGCACCTACAGAGAATGACTTACCACTACCTCGACCACCAGTAACAATAAAGTACCTACTATCTTTACTTAGACCTGTATATTTAGGGTGTAACTTTGGTAAATTCATTTCTTTTGTCTTTCATAAAATTAGGTTTATGTTTTCCGTCTGGCATATATCTATAACCTAATATAGGATTGATTCCGTAATTCCAGAAATCATATGGCATATCATTCTTCATCTTCATCTGTAATATCAATTATATCTGGGTCATCATCTTTCTTCTCTTCATCCTGATTACCTGCAAACAGATTCTTTATATTAATATTAACCTTAGGTTTAGTATCATCTACCACATCCTCTGGTTTACCATACTTATATTCAAACAGTAATTTAAGGTGAGGGAATGAATCTTTGGCTTTCTCTGCTAGTGACTCCCAAGCCTTCTCCTCAGACCCAAAGACCTCCTTCATTGCATTTAAAGCATAGATGTTAACTCTATCCTTCTTAGCCTTATTCATAGCACTGGGGGTAGCCATAACCTTTCTAATGGGTTTATTTACCTTCTCTCCCCTCTTCCTACCATTATTCTTTCTACCGTCAGTAGACTTAACGTATTTACGTTCTTTAGGCTTTCTCCCCATTACTATGTTTCTTATATAAAAAATTATACACTGACCATATTGCAAATGGCCATTCAGCTTGGCTATATTCCTTTTCACCAATCTTCTTCTCCCCACCAAACTCCACTACAAGTTTAAACTTAATACCTAACTTCTGATTATACTTGAGCTCCTTAAATTCTACAGGTACAGGGTATATCTTATAACCCCTGTTTAGACACCACTTAGCAGCATCTTGATTTATGATAGCTTCCTTTATTCTAGACTCTTTCTTCTTCATTGACTTGTATTTCTAATTTGTTGTCAGGAGTCTTTATTGCCATTAACCTTTCAGTTATCTTATCACTAATATTAAATTCCTCTTCCTGTAAAATATGAGGATGGAATCTAGCAAGTTTGTTCTTAATGAAGTCATACTTGACTAACATTTCATTGTATTGCTTAGCTAGTTCTATGTATTTATTCTCATACAATTCTTCTAGACTCTTGAATATTTCAACTCCCTCTAGCTTGTTAACCTGCTCCTGTACCTTCTCACTGATTTCAGAATAAATCCTAATCATTCTGTCATCGTAAGTTAACCAACCATCTAATCTATTTATAGCATTTATAACTCCTGCGTGGTCTCTACCTACACTCTTACCAATCCTATCTAAAGAAAGGTAAGTGTGTTTCCTTAATAGCTTATAATATACAGCTCTAGCCTCAACATACTCTGCCTTCCTAGTGTCTTTATCAATTCTAATGTCATATTCTTTTTGCACTAAATCTTTCACTAATTCTTGTATCATAATTGTTGTATTTATTTAAAAGTTATATTTATCATCTAGCTCTAAAGCTATAAGTTTTAATTCTTTATATGTTCTGTAGTCAGCTTCATCTATAGCTTTCTTAATACCTGCACAAGCCTCATAGTTTTCTAGCTTCTCTTGAAACTTTAACTCTAAGTCTAGCTCGTAAACAGAGACACCTTCTAGCAAACTCAATATTGTTAAGTAGTAATACAGACCTTCTTCTTCTTTAAAATTAGAGAACTCCTCTAATGGTGTAGTCATTTATCTTACTTGTTTTATCTACAAAGTACTCCTTGTAGGTATTAACACATTGCCTAACCTTATTACCACCCAGTTCTCTAGTCTCATTACTAAGTTCAAATATGCCAATATCACCAGTACCCTTCTCTATCACGACATAAGTGAATCTATTTACACCGAACAACTCACAGTAAATCCATCCCTGCATATCATAATGCCAAGTGTATTTAGCGGTCCTAGCCCAACCTTCTAGTTTGCTAGTAGTTTTTAAATCAATAAGGTGACCATCCTTCAGATAGTCAGCCTTACCTCTAAAAGGTATACCAAACAGTTCACCAATAGCAGGTGTTTCTGCTGTACCACCAGTAAAAAGTTCATTGGCGTGTGTATTAAATCTGATAGCATTACACAACTCATTAGCCATATTTAGTTCACTAGTGAGCATTATCTCCTTACCTTTAGACTTAGCCTCCTCCTTTGCCAACTCAAATGTTTTTGTTTTTCTACCACCTATATCAACAAAGTCATATTTATCATTCAGCCTATCTTCTTCTAAGATAACAGTATGTATTAGCCTACCCTCTCTAAGTGGAGGGGCATCCGAATTAATTTGTCTTTTTTTATTGAAGTAAGAATCGGGAGACTTATACAAGTGTTTAGCTACTGAAGACGATAAAGCATTCTCACCTAGATAACCATAGTAGAATGAATCATCCTCCATTCTGCTAAGGATGTCCTCTACATCCCAATCTTTACCATCAAATAACCTTATTGTTTCCATATAGCTAAGCTAATATTTTTTTTAGATATACACAATTATTTCTGTGTCAAATCCTTTTCATTCATATGAGCCTCTAAGATGTATCCATCTAAAGGGCTTATCAAGGAGATGGCCTTATATATCTTCCTACTCATTGACTTAACCTTCTTCTTGTCTGAAGCTGTTGAGTCTAACCCTAAGTTAGTATACATATTAGCATCCTCCATAAGTAGCTCATCAACCTTCTTTTTCACCGTCCAAG